TTCGTTATTATAAATTAGAAAACGCGGAAGCAATTACTTTATCTGGTCAGGTTTCTATTCGTTGGATAGAGAACCGTATGAACTCTTATCTAAACAAAATACTAAAAACGGAGGATGTTGATTATGTTATTGCAAGTGATACTGATAGTATCTATCTCAATCTGGGTGATTTGGTCGATAGGGTATACGAAGGCAGAGAAAAGGATGCTGCGAGCATTGTGTCGTTCCTTAATAAGGTGTGTGAAGTGGAATTTGAAAAGTATATTGAGAGTTCTTACCAAACGTTGGCCTCGTACGTAAATGCCTATGATCAAAAGATGTTCATGAAGAGAGAGAACATCGCTGATCGTGGTATATGGACAGCAAAGAAAAGATATATTCTTAACGTATGGGATAGTGAAGGTGTTAGATATGAAGAACCAAAACTGAAGATGATGGGTATTGAGGCAGTCAAGTCATCAACTCCTGCACCCTGTCGTAAAATGATTAAGGATGCGTTGAAGATTATGATGAACGGTTCTGAAGATGATATGATTGATTATATCGATACATGTCGTAAAGAGTTTAAAAAGTTGCCACCAGAGGAGATTGCTTTTCCTCGCACTGCATCTGATGTTGTTAAATACAAAGCTCATTCTACAATCTATGCAAAAGGAACTCCTATACATATACGGGGTGCATTATTGTTTAATCACTATGTGAAGAAGCACAAATTAGATAATAAATATTCACTCATTCAAAATGGTGAGAAGATTAAATTCTGTTATTTGAAAAAACCAAATATCATTCATGAGAATATTATCTCATTCATTCAAGACTTTCCTCATGAGATTGGTCTTGACAAATATATCGATCACGATCTACAATTCGACAAGTCA